GCAAAACACCATCTAATGATATTGACAAAATTGCACAAAGCTTCAGCTTAACTGGCAACCCAGCAACTGCTGAATTAGCTGTTAATTTGATGTCACCTAATGGCAAGCAAGCTGCTCAATATTCTATTTTGAATGATGCTAGAAGCACTGCTATTAACGCTGATGCAGCAGCTATGCTGTCTTCACCAGCATTTACAAGAACATTAAACTTAGGTAGGGCTGAATTGCCATCTGCTCAACGAATAATTATGGGTCAAAACCCAGAAGTTATGAGTGAAGTCAATATGTTGCGTGATATTGTTGATGCAACCCGTGGTGCTGTTACCCCTAAAGTCGCACCTGCGACAGGCGTACAAGCCCTTCCTTTTATGACGGCGGCTGCTGGTTATGGGGCTGGCTCTACAATTGCCAATAAATTTGGACTTGATCCCGTTTATGGCGGCATGGCAGGAGCAGCAATTACCCCTGGATTTGCAAACCTGTTAGGTAATACTATGTCTAGCAGGGCTGGCACTCGTTACCTGCTTGGTGAGGGGCTTCAAGGTACTGGCGGCATGGCTGCACCAATGGGTCAAGCAATGAATGAGGCCACTACAAACCCAGAAAACTTCATTCCTAAATATCAAGGTCTTTTTGACATGTTTAATAATAGGTAGATTAGTATGGGCTTTTCTGATATTCTTTCTGGCGGTATTTTAGGGTCGTTGCTTGGCGGCGTATTTCGTTTAGCCCCCGAGGTGCTCAAGTTCTTTGATAAGAAGAACGAGCGGGAACACGAGCTTGCCATGTTTAAACACCAGTGCGAACTGGAAACTTTGCGTGGCCAGCAGAAACTGGCCGAGATTGGCGCAGTTCGTGAAGCAGCAGTTGATGTTGGGGTCATGGACGCCTTCCAATCAGCCATAGAACAGCAAGCAACGATGGTTAAAGCTGCAGGTGGATGGGTGGCTAGTTTGTCGGCTTCTGTCCGTCCAGTGGTTACATACTGGGTGCTGTTTGTCTGGTCGTTTATACATGTATGGTTTGCATGGAATGCATGGCTTGCTGGCGCTCCACCAGTTGAAGTGTTTAAGACCATGATGACAGCAGACTTTTCTGCTTTGTTGGGAGGAACAATTAATTATTGGTTCCTTGACCGCACTTTGACTAAGCGTGGGTTATGAACTTAGAGATAGCCGCCACTCTATGTAGGCAGTTTGAGGGCTATCGTTCCAAGCCCTACTTATGTCCTGCTGGTGTGGCTACCATTGGTTACGGATCTACCTACTACGCCGACAAGCGTAAGGTAACTCTGCAAGACCCACCAATGAATCAGGAAGACGCTAATGCGCTTTTAATGATTGAGTTGGAGCATACCTATCTACCTGGTGTTTTGCGTAACTGTCCTACCCTGATTACAGATGTTCGCAAATGTAACGCCATCGTGGATTTCTGCTACAACCTTGGTATTGGGCGGCTGCAGACCAGCACATTAAAACGTAAGATAAACGCTCAAGATTGGGAAGGCGCTCAAGAGCAACTGATGCTGTGGACTAAAGGCGGTGGCAAAGTGCTACCAGGTCTTGTTAAAAGACGATCAGCAGAAAAACTCTTAATGTCATAAAAAATGCACATTGACACCGTTTAATACGTTTTATGATTAAACGGGTAGACATTCGCAATTCTCTTATACAGGACAAATTGTCGGCACTTCAAAAGATTTGCCTACCTTTTGATAATCCATATGACACAAATTTTGGATCTTGGTGGATTGCTGTTAACAATAATAGGGATATTGGCTTTGCGGGGCTTGTTCGCACTGTCTCTTGGACCGATTGCGGTTATCTGTGTCGTGCAGGTGTTATTCCTTCTGCTCGTGGACAAGGTTTACAAAAAAAGTTTATTTACGTCCGAATTAGACAAGCAAAAGCTCTTGGGTGGAAATGGCTTGTAACAGATACTCGCCATAATCCTGCATCTGCAAACAGTTTGATAGCCACAGGTTTCAAAATGTTTGAACCAACTAAACCTTGGGGTTGTAAAGATACCCTTTATTGGCGAAAGAGACTGTAATGGGTTTACCAATTTACACCGATCAACAAATTATTTACGCAATTGAAAATTCTAAAACAATGCGTGAAGCAAGTATTGCACTAGGACTTGACCTGTCTGGGCTAAATAAACGCCGTAGACGAATTGAAAATAAATTAAAGATTGAGATCAAAGCTCCTCAAGCTACTAATCAATTTGAACATCTACAAACTGCACACACCCATCCAACTAAAAAAGATTTAGGGATGCTGAATGCAACAGTGATTGTGTTTAGTGATGCTCATTTCTGGCCAGGAATTTACTCTACAGCTTTTAAAGGTCTTTTGTGGGCGATTAGAGAACTTAAACCGAATGCGGTGATTGCTAATGGGGATATTTTTGATGGGGCAGGCATCTCACGCCACCCTCGCATAGGATGGGCTAAAGCACCATCAGTGATGGATGAGTTAAAAGCTTGTACTATTTCTATGGGATACATTGAAGAAACGGCTAAAGAGAGCCGTCACAACGTCAAATTAATCTGGCCTTTAGGTAACCATGATGCAAGGTTTGAGACATTCCTAGCAGCCAATGCACCACAGTATGAACACGTAAAAGGGTTTAGCCTGCAGGATCATTTTCCCGCTTGGGAACCATGCTGGGCGGTTTGGATCAATGAGGGAACGGTGATTAAGCACCGATTTAAAGGCGGCATCCATGCTACCCACAACAACGCTATGTGGTCGGGTAAAAACATTGTTACAGGGCATCTACACAGCTTAAAAGTAACGCCTTTTTCGGATTACAACGGGGTTAGATACGGGATTGATACGGGAACTTTGGCAGAACCCTACGGTCCACAATTTGAAGACTATACCGAACACGGTCCACTCAACTGGCGCTCTGGCTTTGCGGTTCTTACATTTGTTGATGGTCATTTGATATTGCCTGAACTTGTAACTACACACGGACCCGATTCCATTGAATTCCGAGGCCGTGTGATTAAAGTTACTCAGTAACAATTTCCACTTCATCTTCTTCAATTTCGTCTTCTTCAACTACAACTTCATCCCAGTTGCCGATCCAACCAGCTTCTTCTTGGAATTCAACAAATTCCTTCAAAGCTTCGATAACGTCAAAGTCGTTAGTTTCAACAGTCATCTTGCCATCACCTAACCAACCAAGGTTCATTTCAAATTTAAACATCTAAAACTCCTGAAACAGCAGGATTGCTGCAACATTATCGTATCTTGTAAAAATGACAATTAGAAGACTTATTCTTTCACAAATACACCATTTGGCATTAGTGTGCCTTTTCGATTCTTAATCTGGTCATATGCTACTTGCATACAGTGAACCAAGTTAATATCTTGTAAAGCACAAAAGTTGATTAGACAAACCATTACGTCACCTACAGAGTCAATCATGACTTCACGGTCATTTTTGATTGTTGCATCACACAACTCACCAATTTCACTCACTGCTTTGAGTAATTGCGTTTCTGCTGTGCTGTTGGGGATGATTTTTCGCGCTTCAGACCAGCGGATAATCTGAAGTTCTACGTCAGCATAGCTCATTCTTTTTCCTTCAAACGCCATTCACGTTCATTACGATTGCATTTTGATTTAACAGTATTGCCAGTTAACTCTATAAAACCAAGTTGCATCATTTCATTGAGTCGCCTTGCTACTTGATTGCCATCCAGATTGGTTCTGGAGGCTATCCCATCTTTTCCTAAAGCGCCATGTTTTGCAAGGCACTCCAAGATAATTTCAATATGCTCACCAGCAAAATCAACCTTGTCGGCTGCTTCGTAACTTGTGATAGGGTCTGTATTTCTTGTTCTGGGAAACATATGTTGAAGTATTTGATTGAAGTTCATGTTTCTCTTTCAATTAATGTTAGAAATCGAGATCGTCAAACGGCTCTGGCTTTGCTTTCTTAGTTGGAGCAGATGATTGGCGCTCTTGTTTAGGACGCACTGACAAGCTGATGAAGCCTGACCCTGCCTTGCTGACCTTCTTCCAGCCAGATATCCAGTACTCTACGCCATCAATATTGATTGTGCCGCTCATGTCGGGATGCTTTTCCTCTTCCTTTTTGTCATTTTTGAAGAGAGATCCACGATTTGTATTGTCAAATTCAGCCATTTTTTACTTTCTTTAAAGCACTACGTGTTGGTGCATCCAATTGATTTGAGAGATAGACCTTTTGATCGGCCTCTAATTGTTGTTCGTCAATCATTGCCAAAGCATTATTTGCTTGGCCTTTCTTAACCAACTCTGTAATGGAGCTTGCCATTTCTTGCAGAAACTCCTTAATTTCATTTGGCAGGTCTTCACCAATACCACCCCGAGGTGAGATCACTGGACCAGACCCTTTGACCTTCATTCCCTCATCTGTTTTGGGAGAAGAGTCAATTGCATCATGCTCAACGATTTCAAGCGCAGCAACCCACAAATACCTACGCAGGTATGTCTGCACTGCCCCAAGGTTTTGAACCTCGTGACAGCCCTTTAAAGCCGCTGTAGACATGGGGCTGGTGATAATGATCCTGTCTTCTGGCTTCTCAATGTTGATGATGCTCATACTTGCTTCATCTTTGCCGAAACTGACAATCCCTGCCAAGCCTACATCTTTGAAGATCTGTAGTGCTGGGATCAGAAAATCACCAAGTTCAAAGTAATAGTAGTTGGCAAACTTGTTGTGGCCTGTCTTTTTCAGCTTAGAACTGTGAAATTTTTCACGGGCCAAGTTTAATTTGTTGTAGACGTTCATAATTTCTCCGTGATGTATCGGATCAAGTCATCCGATGCTTGTTTAGAATAAGGCGTTTGGGGTGTTTTTTCTAAGGCTCGATACAGAGCCAGAGAGATGCCCTGCAAGATTTCGATCTCATTCAGAAGATCTTGCTTGCTTTTCTGTTTCATTTTTGCGCCTAGTGTTTTCATTTTGTAGATTCCTCGTAAATTTTCATCTCTTCTGCAATAAGTTTGTTTTGGTTTTCTTCTGTTAATTCACGGAAAGCAGCATCAAACATCATCTCTTCCCGTAATTCTTCAGCAAATTCTTTCATTCTCATTTCGTATTCCTCTTGCATTTGGACTTGATAGTAAAAAGCTTCTTGGCTCATTTGCGTTCCTGGGGTTTGGCAATGAGCCACCTGTTTCCAAGATGGCGTACAGAGCGCACCCAAGACCGAATGTTGTGGCGTTGGGTACTGGTTGGTACACCTGTGATTACAAAGAGCCTACGGGCCATTTGAAGGGCAGTAGTGTTCATTTGATCTCCAAATTTTCTTGTTTATCAGAATAAAGAGTGATCTCGTGCCAAGCTCCCTTGTCGTCTTCTACCCGCAAAGTTTTGACATAAAAGAATGTGCCGTCTTCTCTTGTGTGTGTATTGTTAAATTCTTTGATTGATTCAACACGATGTATTCCGATGTTCATTTGTGTTCCTTAAAGTTACTGCGTTATTGCAGTGAGATCAAATGTAAACCGTCTTTTTCAACAAAAACATAGGTGTTTTCCCTAGTACAACAACAATTAATTTAGTGCTAGGCTCACCCTATGAACCACAAACACCACACCCAAATCGAAGCTACTATTGCATGGACATTGATTGCCCAAGCAGTTGACCAGCTTGAAACACAAGTCCAACATGAAGACCTAGATGCAGCAATAATTGCTGTTCTGGCACTCGCAATTGAGCTTGCTTCCCACAAAAAACTTAAACCAATAGATGAAATTTTCCAACCATGAGCAATTCATTTGAGAAATTCTGGACAGCATGGCCCAAATCTGTCCGCAAGGGCGGTAAATCTGTGTGCTTGGCAAGGTGGAAGAAGGGTATGTACGATGGCTGTGCAGACCAGATCATCAAGCACGTTACCTGGATGACCACCACTGATGCGTGGCGCAAGTCAGATGGTGCTTTTATCCCTGCTCCACTGGTCTATCTGAACCAACAACGGTGGGATGGTGCTGAGATTCCCGAGAGCTTTACAGGGATTGAACGAGTTAAGCAAATGGATCCTGCCCTTGTAAAAATACAACAGGATTGGAACAAAGCAGCACCAATGCCAGACTACATCAAAAAAAGATTGGCAGAGATGCGAAAAGGGTTGTAGAATTCAAACCGTTGTCGTCGAAAGCAACAAATGAAGGCCGTTTACACATGCGTTTCGCCTTATCAAATGCTCTCTGTGGGAGGGTCATTCGATAAGGTTTCGACCGAACGCAGTTGTAAACGGCTTTTTTGCTTTCTACTTCAACCGTCAGGGCGCGTTAGCTGATGGTCTGCATGGACTGAACCCAAGAAACACCGACTCTAAGAGACACCCCTTAGATGCCGATCAGCGTTGGTTTAGCGACTGATAAAGGATTGGGTACAACGGTGGAAACAAGGCCCTTTCTATAAGTGAATAAACCCGTCAAGCGCACTTGGGGCTTTTTTGTATATCAACATTTAATAGACATTCAATAGATCACAATCAGTCTGGAGAAGGTCAGGATAGTCTCTCTATCCACCCTTGGTAGATCTATGGAGAAATGAAATGACACATGAACTAGCGATGAAGATACTGGACAAGGTTAAAGAAGGAACACCCTACCCACAGAGGGTAGTAGACAAGGCACTAGAAATGACAGGAGATCTGGATGAGTTACAGCAGGAAAGAAGTGAGCAATTCAGGGGACAGAATACAACTAGAGAAAGCCTTGGCTAGAGAGTTGTACTCAACATGGGAAACAACAAAAAACCGCATTTTTACAAAAGAACGCATTGAATTTATCGAGCGCAGATACTCAAAGGGATCTGTTGAAAGGGTAAGAAACTACATGAACATGATAAAAAATGGGGAACTGGAATGACATTCCAAGTAATGTTTACATTAGAAGGCACACCCATTGGAAAGGGTAGACCCAAGTTTGCTAGGAGAGGCAACTTTGTCTCAACTTACACACCCACAAAAACCCGTGATTACGAAACCCTGATAGCAGAAGCAGCCCGACAAGCAATGGGATCTTCTGAGCCGCTAAAAACGCCTGTAGCGGCCTATATCTACATCACAGTACCAATCCCTCAGTCTTACTCAAAGAAGCGCTTTGCGGCCTGTTTAGATGGCTTAGAGCGGCCTTGTAAGAAGCCAGACATCGATAACATCATAAAAGCCTTCCTAGACAGCATGAATGGCATCATGTATGACGATGACACCCAAGTGGTCAGCCTGCACAGCACAAAACGGTACGGCACTATAGGTATGGTAGAGGTGTTGGTAAAAGAAGACATTTAAGGGTTTGTCCTAATACAAAGTGCAATTAAGATGATAGACACTTGAGCTTCAACTAATGGAGTCTGTAATGCAACGTTCTTATGACGATAAAGGGTTTTTGGTAGATCCAGAAACAATAGATTGGCATTGCGATTGCCGCCAATGCCGTGATGAATTTGATAACTGGTGCGAGGATTACGACAACGAGCAAGGGGAGCAACGTGATTAACTGCAAAAACTGTGTGAAAACAACTTGTGCTAAACAGGTCGCAAAACAAAAAATAATCGTATTGTTTTGCAGTGCGTATAAAGCAAGGAGACAGGCATGAGTAAAGAAATACTGAGACCGCAGGCAAAGCCAGCACCCGCAGCACAGCCAGAGCAGGAGCCTGTTGCATGGATGGATGCAGATGGAAATGTCAGCGATAACAACGACCACAACTGCTTTCCAATACCTCTTTACACCACAGCAAATATCCAAAGTTATCTTGAAAAAGATAATTCACAGCCAGAGCAGAAGCCTGTTGGCCTAGTACCTGTACCACTGGCTCACATCGTGGGTGAAATTGACCACATGGGCAAAGTGTGGACACCCGCACAGCCAGCCTATCGCGCTGTCAAAACGGTACACGAAGGCAAGCCAGTGTATGTAGCACAGCATGATGAAGACAACGACACACAAGGGTTTGAACCCGATTGGGCTAATTTTCAAGAAGGGCGTAAGGTTGGGAGGGCTGAAGCACTTGAACGCGCATGGGTAGATTTAACTCGACAACAATTTTTAGATGTTACAGA